ATATTTGGCCGGCGGCGCCCGGCTCCGGGCGCGACCAGTATTTAATGCCGATCACATCGGCGGCCACCAGGCCGTAAACGCTGATATCCCAGACGTGGTTGGCCACACCGGGCGGGCATTGCCAAAGGCCCTGATCGTCTATATATTCGGCGGTCATCTGCCGCGCCCAATCGTCGCTGATTTCGCTGTGGTAATGCCAGGCGCCGGGATCTGACGGTTCGATCGTCAGCTTGTTGGCCAATTTATTCTTGTAATAGGTGACATTGCCCAATAGCAGCTGGACCCCGCCGGGGATGGCCTTGTTGGTCCCAGGGTAGGTATCGATCTTGGAATAGGAAAAGGGCTGATTTTTGCGCTGTTCGCCCTTGAAGGGCAAAATTTTCCCGCGATGCTTGCGGCAAAAATCATAGACCTCGGATGTGCGGGTCCCCACGCCGGCGGTCTGGCGCCGGGTGCCGCCCATGGCGTCCATGACCGTCATGTGAACAATATAGGCGTTGCCGCCGCTGTCGCGGTACTCGTTTTGCCACAAAACCTCCTCCAGGGCGCTGAAGGTCAACACATAGCCGCCGCGCACTTTCCAGCTTTCTTCCTCCAGGCCCCAGCCCCAGGCCCGGATCTCGTACCAGAAACCATCCTGCTGGGTGTCCACCTGGCCAGTCAGACCGGCGACTATGTTGCCACCGGGCACCAGGCCGCGGGGCCGGTCGTCGCATAGCTTTAAAATATCGTCTTCCTGGCGCTCGACGCTGTAGTCCAGCCAGGGAACGGCCTCGAAATTGTTTTTAAAGTCTTTGAGCTTGATCTTGTTTTTACCGGCCTTTAGAAATGCGGCGGCGATTTCCGACAGGCTAATAAAATAAGACAGCCAGGCCGGAATATGAAAGGCGATTTTGGCCGGGCGGTAGGCATCGAGGTAGTCAAACAAAGCCAGATTTTTTTCTCTATCGCGCCACTGACCGGCCCGCACGGCCTGATCGCGGGCGTGGTCATCCCAGTGGGTGTTGCAGTGTTCACACTCATAAGTGGCCAGCCGAAGCTGGATAATTTTTTCCGGGTCGCGCTCATCTTCCGGGAATTTGAAGCGCTCCTGATTAAACTGCATTAATTGCGATTGGCCGCATTGGGGGCAGACCACCCAGAAGTCAAAGCGCACCTGGGCCTCGTTTGTAAAATACTGCCAGATATGCCCGGCTTCCAGGGTGGGGGTGGAGATTTTCCAGTGCTTATAATTCCACTTGTAAGTGGTGAACCGCTTTTCGATTAATTCCAGGGGGCCGGTTTCACGGCGGCCGGCCGTATCCGGGTATTTATCGACCTCGTCTGAAACGCCGTATTTAATGGGTTTGTTTCCCAGGCGGGAGGCGGAGCGGGCCCAAGCCATATAAATTGGCATGTGCATCAAGTTGATGCGGTTGGTGGCCAGATCGTCGTCGCGGCCGGTCAAATAGGTGCGCAGCCGGCCCGATGAGGTCAGCATGGGCTGGATCCGGTCCTGGCTGTTTTCCTTGGTGGTTTCAATGTCCGGGTAGGTGTAAAGGACCGGACCGGGGGCGCGGTCGATGGCGTAGCCGATGCAGTTATGCACGGCCTCGGTGGCGCCTGTTTGGGGTGCCTTGCATATACCGATAACCCGCACGGATGGAAAAAAGCTGGCGTCCATGATCCCGGCCAGGTAAGGCGTGACTTCATTGTGCCAGGGGCCGGCCAGCGAACTCATGGTAAGGATGCGGTGTCTTGCGGCCCACAAGCTGACAGGGATCGGCTTTTTTTTGCGCAGGACCTTGGCCTCGGCCTCTGACACCCGGCCGGTGTATTCCAGGTTTTGGCCGCCTTCAAGATACCGGGCGATGGCGGACGGCAGCCAGGGTGGATAACTGCAAATAATCGGATTTTCTGAATTAATCGCTTGTCGCATCGGCTATAAAAATCACATGGTAGTTTGACAGGTTAGCAAAGTCGGTCAAAGCCTGATCAAGGAAAGCATTGAATCCGTCTTCAATGACCTGCTCCCGGTGTTGCTGGTCGATGGCCTTTAAAATTTTTTCCACCAGGGCGGTGCGCTGTAAATGGAAATTGTAGCGCAGATGGGCCTCCAGGGCGGCGGCGCGGGACGCCAGCTCTAAATAGTGATCTTCGCGCATGATATAGCGGCCCTTTTTGACCTGCAGATCGAACTCCAGGTTGTCGGCCTGGTGGCCCTTTTTTTTGATCTCAATTTCTTTTTCCTGCTGGTGCAGCGCCTCTATGGGCGAGTGGTCGGCCAGGTGGGCCGGTTTGACCAGGCGGGCGCGGCGAATGTAGCGGTTGAGGTCCTTTTCGGTGATAGATCCGTCGGGCTGCATTTTTAAAAGGCCGTTTTTGGCGTCCATATACAGCTTGGTCTGCTTGATCTTATAGCCCTCGCGTTGCAGGAATACCAGGGCCTCTTTGCGGTGCTTGAATTTGAGTTCGTCTTCTTTTCCCTGAGCCTGAAAATCCTTCAGGGCCTGGCCGGCCCGCTGAAAAGCGGCGATATTGGCCGTGGTGTTTTCGTCCAACAGGTTGCGCTTGGCGGTTTCCTTGGCCTGAATCAGCACGGCTAGATCGGTGGCCTCGGATTGCTGGATCAAGGATAGGAGTTCTTTTTCATCCATGGGTTTTATTACTTAATTTGGTGGCAATAATAAATTTTTAGTTGCCAATCCGATTTCACACCCCTTACAATCTTCGAATTTATTTTCGCCTGACCAATCCAGGCACTCCTGGCGGGCGATTAATTTAAAATCAAGCCCTGGACATTTGACCTTTTCGTCTTCAACACTCTGGGTATCCACTTCTATTGCGGTACCATCTCCAAGCAAATTTGCCTTAAAGACCCTGTTGAGCGGCGCATTTTTAAACTTAGCCGCCAATGCGAACGACATCAGCATCAGTTTTGCCCGTTTTTCCGTTTGCGAATAGGCGCTTAATTTGTTTTTAAATCTTTCGTCACTGACTACCCCGGCATCATACTGCCGGATCATTTGCCGAATTTCCTTGATTTCTTCTTCTAATAGTCCCATTAATTTTCTCCTTTCCTTTTTTTAGTTCACGAAATAATAGAATTTGATCTCTTTTAAAATCTATTATTTCTTGGGTTATAAGATTTCTTTCAATGTTCGTATTTCGTAGTAGAGTTTTTATATAACTATCGCCCAAATTTTTTCTAATTTTCTTTGCCCTTGCCTTTAATTCTGGACTCTGTAAATAGTTTCTCCTGTGTTCCTTCACTTCTTTACGCTCGCGATACATTTTTTTGTGAGCCTTAACTTCTGGACTCTTATTGTATTCGATCACCCGTAATTTAACTTCTGTACTCTGTTCGTACTCTTTTCTTCGAATCCTAACTTCTGGATCAAGACGGTACTCTTTTCTTTTTTCCTTCCTTTCTGGACGCTGTTCATACTCTTTCCTCCGCGCCTTCACTTCTGCCCTTTGACGATATTCTCTATAATAAGCCGTTCTTTTCCTTTTACTCCACATCCTCCAACACCTCCTTCCTAATTTCCATTCCCCTCTCCATATTTTTTACCCCACAACCCCAAAACCTCACCCAGCCCATACTCCCCAAATTCCGCAAAATAATTCAACCGGAACCCATCGGGATCATCGAGGCGCTTTCTTTTTCCGGGGCGGTAAAGGCAAAGGTCAGCGACTTGGTGTAGACCTGGGGGGTGGCGAAGGAAACCAGCTCTATTTTTTCCAGGTCGCCCATGGCGTCCGAGGACAACCCGGCATACAGGCGGTCTTGCAGCTGCTCGACCTGGGCCCACAAATCGGCCAGAATAGCCGGATCGTCATCACCGACCAACGCATTATGTGAAAGCTGGATGGAAATCTGTTTACTGCGGTCAAGCTCGGCGGTGATGATCATCACCAGTATTTGCAGGATCCCGGCCTGGATGGCGGCTTTGACGCGGTGGTTGCCGGACAGGACAATGAGATCGTCGCCCTGGCGGTAGCAAAGCGGCACACTGGAAAGGCGCTGATCGGCCTTGACGTTTTCCACCAGCTGGCGGAAACGCTCTTTTTTGAAATAGCGGGCATTTTGCTTTAAAAGTGTGAGATCTTCGGGCGCCACCATTCCCAGCTCGACACCCTCGCCAAAAAGATGGTTGCCGATTGTTTTCAGTTGCCGGCGCATTTTTTTAATATCAGCCATTTGATCCCCTTAAAATATTTTTTGCTGTTATGAGTTTTGCCGGATGGCGGTCTAAATATTCGAAGACTTCCGGCGAA